TGATGCCCGTGTCGTCGTGCACCTCCAGGAGCGCAGCGCTCGCCTCGAACGCAGCGATCAAGATGGCGTCCTCGTACGACGCCCGACTCGGGTCGATCAGCGCCATCCGCAGCCGTGACTCGGCCCGCAGTGCAGCGATCTCCTCCGAGTGGTTCGTGTACTCGGCGTCGTAGCACGACGACACCTCGCCGGACGTGCGGCGGAGCACGATGTGCCGCGTCTCTCGCTTGCTCATGGTCAGTCCTCTCGTGCGGCAGGCTCGTCAGCGCAGGGATGCCAGCCCTGCGGACACGGGTCGCCTCATACGCGCCCCGTGTTTCGCCGTGCGTCAGGCGACGTCAGCCGCCCGTCGTGCGTCCGCCTCCACTCCGGTCAGGAGCGTGATCTCCTCGCCGCGCTTGACGTCCCAGATGGCGATTTCGCCACGTGCTCGGCCGAGTGCCTCAGCCACTGCCCGCTCAGTGATGTCCTCCACCACGTCCAGCACGACAGCGCCGTCCGAGTCCACCCAGATCCCGGCGTACGCCCGGTTCTGCCAGGCGAGGATCGGCTGGACCGACCGGAGCCAGTCCTCCACCGCGTCAGCGATGTCCTCGTCCACCACCAGCCGTGCCGTGTAGCCAGGGAAGGCCACGATGTAGCCCACCGGGTCAGCCTGACCCGGATACACTTGCACAGTGCCACCACCGTCAGGGATGGCGTCGATCAGTCGCTCCGCCACGTGGTCGGCGGTCAGGATGGTGCCCATGTCGTGCTCCCTTGCAGTCGGTTCGATGGGTCGATCTTGGCACACTTGCACGTTGCTGTCAAGCGCGGCGAGCCTTCACCACGCGGTGAGTGTGAGTCGGAGCGTCGACCAACTCGCGGCCGAGTCGGATCGCACCACGCAGAGTGAGCGCCTGCACTCCAGCGAACTCGTACGTGTCAGCGGCGAACCGCTCGTGCGGTTCAAGGATGAAAGTCCACACCGGACGTCCCATGTCACACCTCTCCTGTCAGCTCGTGTCTTCCTACGTGCCTGGCATCGGAGTCGATCCGTCTATCGCTAGCCACCGTCACGGTGCGCGCCTCTCAACCGCGCCCCGGACCTAGTGACTGCCTGCCAGGCTCACCGATCCGGTACGTGGTTCCCAGTGGCTTGCGCCCTGTCCGTGTACCGGATCGGTGTGAGTCACCCTCACGGACCACAGACGCCGGTTACCATCCGCCTGGCAGGGCATCCCGCCAGGGTTCAAGAGCCATTGTCGAAGCATGGTCCACTTCAGACTCGATGCGTATGAGACAGCGCAGCCAGTAGCAGTCCGGCGCAGGATGCCCTACGTGATCCGTTCCAGTACCAGCGGGCATGATCTGCCGCGTTAGACCTGTCGCCAGGTCCCCCGTGCCTTGCTGTGAAGTTCTGGTGTAACCGTACCGGACTCTCGCCCTCGTGTCAACTTGCACGTTCCGCTCGCTGTGAAGGGTCCTCGGTAGGAGCCGTGCGCCCCGTTCGCATCCGCTGTGGCTTGTGATGCTAGGTCCCGTCGTGCTTGCTGTGACCAACGTACAGGACGTTGGTCCGATGTGCAAGTGAGACACGCTGTGCAGTTGTCCGATCCGTTCGCCCCGGTGCTGCTGGGGTGATGTGGAGAACACTACGCGCCAACTTGCACGTTGTCTAGCCCTAGCCGGAAACTGGGTGAGTATGTCCGGTTTCGTCCCGGTCTCGTGTCTCGCATCGTGGGACAACGTGACAGGCTCGTGCTCACCCTGTCACAGCGCAAGCCTGGCAGCGCTCGCCCCGTGCGCGTTCCTGTAGATGCGACATCGTGCGGCGCGCAGCGCGTGAGTATGAGGGCTGCCAGGCTCGCTGTCAAGCCCTCTCGCGGACTTTCTGGGCCAGGGTGGCACGTGTCCTAGCCTGTCCGGTTCTGTCCGCTGTGCGTCGCTTGTGAGGCTCGCCCCGGTAGGGTGGGGGATGACCCTTTCGCGAGGATCGCAAGGGACCGCCAGGTTTAGCTGCTCGGATTCTGCCACAGTTCCAGAGTCGATCAGGCCCCCGAGCTCGCGCCGGCGTAACGTGGGGGCCGTGGAGGGTTCGTGCAGGTCAGCGCGCTGCCGGCTCGCTCTGCGCTACCGATTGCCGGCTAGCTACGCTACCGCTTGCCGAGCTCGCTGGCAGTCACACCTCACCGAGCTGGTGCGGGCTGTTGCAGCGCCCAGGAGGGGCCGACAGGCCCCCAACGCAGCAGCGTGCAGCGTGCTATGCCAGGAGCCCTCCACCTACCCCTCCACGGCTTCCTCCAGCTCTCCGAGGGCTATGGTTGAAGTGTGATCCAGGTCACACGAAAGTCCATGTTGCGTTCCAGCCTGCTGAGCCCGAAGTAATAGTGTAAGAGTGATAGAGAGGAACACGCTAGCTTAGCTGAGTAGCTGTGTTGAGCTCCCGGCATACCTCGTAGCTGAGTAGCTGTGTTGAGCTCCTGGCATAGCAACAGCTCGTAGCTATAGCTAGTCCCGAGATCACTCCCCCATGACAGCCCCCGGTCCACCGCGTCGATGACGCACCTCAGTCAAGCTGAGTACGTGGCGGGGGCACAGAGGTACACGAGGTGATCCGATGCCTGGATGGTCTGGCTCGAACCGGCGACAGCGCTTGCCGGCCGACTGGCCCAAGATCAGGAAGCGGATCTTGAAGCGAGACGGGCACACATGCACCCACTCAGACGATGACGGCATCAGATGCGCCGAGCTCGCTACCGACGTGGATCACGTACGACCCGGTGACGATCACAGGGACGAGAACCTGACGTCCCTGTGTGACTACCACCACAAGAAGAAGTCGGGCGCTGAAGGCGCTCGTGCAGCGGCTGCCAAGAGGCAGCGCATGGATAACCGGTACAGGCGCTCGGAGACCCACCCCGGTCTCCTCTGAGCCCGTCCGGTCGGCAGCCCCGGAGTCCCTCCTCTCACTCTGGCGCGGCTGCCTCAGCCCCGGTGCAGCGCGATCCGCTGCGCCGGGGCTCTCGACGTCTGCCCGGAGGTGCCATGCTCGACGCCATCGTCCCCATCCGGGGCGGAGCCAACGAGGAGCTCCGGTACGCACGCCGCTCCTGGGCTGAGAACCTCCCCTACCGCACGGTGGTCACTGCTGGTGGCCGGCCGAGCTGGCTGAGCCGGCACGCGGACCACATGGACGTGGCGCAGGACGGGCCGAAGCACGCGAACGCCTGGCGCAACCTGCGGACGATGCTGCGGCGCAGCGACCTGACCGAGGACGTGATCGTCCTCATGGACGACATCTTCGTGATGGAGCCCGTGGCGGCGGTCCCGAGCTTGCACCGAGGGCCACTCGCTGAGGTGCTGGCCGACTACGCGCACCGCCACCCGGCGAGCCCGTACACCCGCATGATGGCCGAGACGAAGCTCCTGCTGGAGCGGTGGGGCTTCTCGCACCCGCTCTCGTACTCGCTGCACATGCCGATGGTGGTCAACCGCCTGCTGCTCTCCGACCTGCTCGACCGCCTGGAGCGCGAGACCAACGACCGTCGCTACCAGTGGCGGACCCTGTACGGCAACCTCTACGTCGAGGACGCGGAGTACAGCCCGGACTGCAAGATCTACACCCTGGACGAGGACTACTTCCCGCACACCCCCTTCCTGTCCACCCTGGACACCTCCTTCAACCACGGCGCGGTCGGCCGGCACATCCGCGAGGCGTTCCCGGCGAAGGATCGGTTCGAGCTGTGCTGACCGTGGTCGACCACACCGAGCCGGCCTGGCAGGCGCGCTACGTCCGCAAGGGGCGAGAGAACGGCGCGGCCACCTACAGCCGCGAGATCGTCGACCACCATGTTCCGGCCTGGGCCGAGCTGGACGGCGACGTCGTGGTGGGCACATGCTCGCCGCTCACGGACTGCGGTCCGGCCGATCTCGTCGTGCAGTACCTCCACACCTACGACAAGGCCGACCCGCTCGCCATCGCGCAGCGCGTCGCTCGCAACCTGCGAGGCAAGGCCGGCCGCGTCCTGTTCATCACGGCCTACCGGTCGTTGCAGCTCCAGCTCCAGACGCACGGCCTCGACGCCGCGTTCGTCCCCATGAAGATCGACGTCGCGGCCACCCGAGAGCTCGCCGGCCACGCTGATCCGGCCGACACGATGCGGGCGGTCTACTTCGGCAACGTCACCCCCGGCAAGCGCGCTGCCTTCGAGACGCTCTCTGCCGCGCTGAGCGACCAAGGGTGGACCCTGGACACGATCTCGGGCCAGCAGCGCGCTGACGCGCTTCCTGCGGTCGCTGGCTACCGGTACGGGGTCGGCGTCGGACGCTGCGCCCTGGAGATGCAGGCCCTCGGGCTGCGCGTCATGGTCTGCGGCACCGACTTCGGCGGGATCGTCACCACGCCGGCCGAGTTCGAGGTACAGACGGCGACCAACTGGAACGCCCGCGTCGTGACCTACGACAACACCGTGGCCGGCTGCCTGCCGGCATGGGATCAGACCTGGACCGGAGACCTGGATGTCTCCTCCGCTGTAGCTGTCGTTCGGCAGCTCGTAGACGAGATGAGGTGACCGCCGATGCCGGGACCTGTCCCCAATCGCAGCGACGACCTCGCTCGGCCGCGAGAGCGTAAGGGCTCCGACGTCGTTCCGGTGACCAAGGGCGTCATGCGCCCGGTCACCATCCCCGAGGGCGACCCCGACTGGCACCCCATCGCACGGATGCTCTGGGACAGCCTCCAGACGTCCGGCCAGGCCGACTTCTACCAGGACTCGGACTGGGCGTTCGCCTACTCCGTCTGCGAAGACCTGAGCCTCTACAAGAAGCCTCAGATCAGCCGCGACGGCGAGGAGTACCACAAGCGCTCGGGCCAGATGCTCCAGACCATCTACAGCGCCTTCGAGCGCCTTCTCGTCTCCGAGGGAGACCGACGCCGTGTCCGCCTGGAGCTGGAGCAGCCCGAGGCGGAGGAGAACCCCGCTGAGCTGAAGGTGCTCGCCGACTACCGGGAGGGGCTGGGCGTCACCGACTGACCCGGAGGTGAGCATGGCCGGCGAGGCATTCGTCAAGGCGGTGGAGCTCACCGACGAGGAGATCGACGCCCTGGAGCCGAACATCTTCGGCCCCACCTGGCAGCGCGAGGTCGACGGTAGCTGGAAGCTGCCGGCCCGGACGCTCGGCTGGGAGATCGCGGCCTGGACCGCGAAGTACCTGAAGGCCGAGGACGGCGGACCCTGGCGGTTCACGCTGGAGCAGCTCCGCTTCATCCTCTGGTGGTACGCGGTCGACGAGGACGGCCGGTTCATCTACCGCAAGGGCGTCCTTCAGCGCTTGAAGGGCTGGGGCAAGGACCCGCTCGCTGCCGTCATGTGCCTGGTCGAATTCGTCGGCCCGAGTCGCTTCTCGCACTTCGACGAGAGCGGCCGGCCGGTCGGCAAGGCGCACCCGCAGGCGTGGGTCCAGATCGCTGCTGTGTCTCGCGACCAGACCCGGAACACGCTGACGCTGTTCCCCTCCCTGATGAGCGACCTGCTCATCGAGACCTACGGCATCAAGGCCGGCGCTGAGCTGATCCGAGCTCACCGTGGCCGCTGCCGGCTCGAAGCCGTGACGAGCTCGTACCGCGCCCTCGAAGGCGGTCGGTCGACGTTCGTCATCCTCAACGAGACCCACCACTGGGTCCGGGGGAACAACGGCGACAAGATGTACGAGACCATCGACGGTAACGCGACCAAGAAGGACTCGCGCTACCTCGCCATCACCAACGCCTACCTGCCGGGTGAAGACTCGGTGGCGCAGAAGATGCGCGAGTCGTGGGAGAAGCTCCAGGAGCGGATCGCAGCCGATCCCTCCAAGGACATCGGCTTCCTCTACGACAGCATCGAGGCTCACCCGAAGACGCCGCTCACCGAGCAGGCTCTCCGCATCGTCCTCCCGAAGATCCGGGGCGACGCCAAGTGGCTGGTCGTCAAGACGATCATCCAGTCGATCCAGGACACGACGATCTCGTCCTCGCGCTCCCGGCGCATGTGGCTCAACCAGATCGTCGCCGAGGAAGACGCGCTGTACGGCCCGGACACCTGGGCCGAGATCGAGAGCGAGGATGCAGTCCTCCAGCCCGACGACGCAATCGTCCTGGGCTTCGACGGTGGCAAGACGAACGACTCGACGGCGTTGGTCGCCATCCGCGTTCGCGATGCCTGCGCCTTCCTGATCGGCCTGTGGGAGAAGCCCGACACCCCAGATGCAGACGGGTGGGAGGTGCCTCGCGCAGCGGTCAACAGCGCGGTGCACGACGCCTTCCGGCTGTACGACGTCAAGGGGTTCTACTCCGACGTCTACCTATGGGAGTCGTACATCTCCGAGTGGGACGAGCAGTACAGCGAGCAGCTCCAGGTGAAGGCTCCTGGCCGCACCCACATCGGGTGGGACATGCGCTCCTCGCTGAAGCTCTCGACCCAGGCTCACGAGCGTCTGATGAACAGCGTCTTCAACCGCAAGATGCGGCACAACGGAGACCTGAAGCTGCGCCGGCACGCGCTCAATGCGCTGCGGGACACGAACAACTACGGCATCTACTTCCGCAAGGAGTCCCCGGACTCTCCCCGGAAGGTCGACGCATACGCGGCCCTGATGCTCGCCCATGAATGCCTCCACGACCTACGTGCCCGAGGCAAGAAGACCAAGCCCAAGACCGGGAATGCCTGGTTCATGTAAGGACGGTGACCCGTGGCGGAGACCTCAGCCGCTCTCGCGAAGAAGCTGCTCGCCATCCTGCGCAAGGACCGCGACGAGCACCTCCTGAAGATCGACGACTACCTGCACGGCCGGCACGACGACCCGTACATGCCGGCGACGGCCGACGACGAGTACAAGCTGCTCGCGAAGCGGGCGGTCTCCAACTGGATGCCGCTCATCGTCAGCACGCCGGCACAGGCGCTCTACGTCGACAGCTTCCGGCGCGGCAATGGTGCAAGTGCGACCACGGGGGCCAAGTCCTCGTCGAAGCACTGGCAGCGCAGCCGCCTGGACGCTCGTCAGCACGCGGTGCACCGTGGGGCGCTCGGCTACGGCCACAGCTTCACCGTCACCGAGAAGACCAAGCGGGGCGTCATCACCCGTGGCCTGAGCGCACTGCGCACGGCTGCGGTCTACGAGGACGCCGCCAACGACATCGTGCCGGCAGCGGCCTTCACGGTCACGAGCTGGCCGGACGGCGACAAGGTGGGCAAGGCGACCCTCTGGGACTCGCGCCGCGTCTACGAGTGCACGTTCAAGAACGGCGCTGAGAAGGTCACGGTCGGAGCTGGCAAGCTGCATGGCTCCGAGGAGTGCCCGGTCACCCGCTTCGCTGCTGGTGTCGACCTCGAAGGTCGCACCGTTGGCGTCGTCGAGCCGGCGATGGTCCTCAACGACCGGATCAACCAGACCATCTTCGACCTGCTGGTCGCTCAGACCTACGGCTCGTTCAAGGTCCGGTACGCCACCGGCATGGCTCCCCCGCTGAAGATGGAGCCGGTCTACGCCGACGACTCGCTGGCCCCGGAGGACCCGGACAACGAGATCATCGGGTGGAAGCCGAAGATCGACCCGGACACCGGGCAGCCGATCCCCCAGAACATCGACGTCAACGCGAAGCGGTTCCTGTTCGCCGAGGACGAGAACGTCCGCTTCGGCTCCCTGGAGGAGACCCCGCTCGACGGGTACATCTCCTCCATCGAGACGGGCGTCAAGCACCTCTCCGCGCTGACCCAGACTCCCCCGCACTACCTGCTGGGGCAGATCGCCAACCTCTCCGCTGAGGCCCTCGACGCGGCCGAGACTTCGCTGTCTCGCAAGGTCGAGGAGTTCAAGAGCGGGTTCGGCGAGAGCTGGGAGCGCGTCGACCGTCTGGCCGCTGAGCTGGAGGGCGACATCGCCCGCGCTGAGGACTTCGAGGGTGAGGTCGTCTGGCGCGACATGGAGTCGCGTTCGCTGGCCCAGGCCGCAGACGCACTCGGCAAGCTGCGTCAGCAGTTGGAGATCCCGAAGAAGGGTCTCTGGAGGCGCGTGCCGAACGTGACCCAGGCCGAGCTCGACGACTGGAGTGACCTGGCAGACAACGAGACGCCGGCCGACAAGCTGGCGACTGCGTTGACGCGATCTGCTCCGCCGCAGCCCTCGGCTGCGGTTACGGAGTGACGAGCAAGGCCCGTGAGCGAGAAGCGGAGCGGGCCACGCTCGCGTTCCAGCTCGCGCTCTCCCAGGTCGGTGTCTCGACCATCGAGGACGCTCTGAAGATGTGGCAGGACGTCCCTGCTGCATCTCGGAGCGCGGCGTCAGAGAAGTGGCTCGCGAGGGCCATCGAGCTGGTGATGACTCGGCGCACGCTGAGTCGGGAGCTGGCTCGTGGCTACTACCGGCTGGTGCGCGCTCTGCTCACCGGCAAGACCACCCCGGACCCGGCTCACCCCGAGCCTGAGTACATCACTCTCGGTGAGCTTCGCCGGCAGTTCGGGATGCTCACGGGCGAGGCTGAGGAAACGCCGTCTAAGGCCGCGAGAGACCCGCAGGCAGTCAGCTCTACGGCTGGCCCGTCCTGGGGGCAGAGCGTGGAGCCTGTGCCCTCTGACGAGGACGCAGAGCGGGACGACGACAACGACCGCATCCTCATCGAGGAGCTGGAGCGCATCGAAGCCGATGCGGACGCCAGCGACGCTGCCGCAGAGCAAGAGCTGGAGACGATCCTCCAGGCGCTCGGCCCGGACAACCTCGACAAGAAGCTGGACGAGCTCGACGACACGCTGCCGGCCCAGGAGGTCGACAAGCTGCGCGAGGAAGCCCACCTTCAAGCGGGTTCAAGGGCTGCGGCTGGAGCTGCTCGGGTCGCCATGAACGGCGGTCGTAGCGAGCTCTGGGACAGCATCAACAAGGACAAGCGAGCCCTCGCATGGGCGCGCTACTCGACCACCGGTACTCCCTGCGGATGGTGCGCAATGCTCATCTCCCGAGGGCCGGTCTACAAGTCGCAAGCGTCGGCTGAGTTCAGCGACGGCGACCTGTACCACGACAACTGCCACTGCGCGGCGATCCCGGTGTTCTCCGCGCAGCAGTACGAGACCAGCGACACGTTCGCGCTCAACCGGCAGTACAGCGAGGAGTGGCCTCGCGTGACCCGAGGGCTGTCTGGAAAGGCAGCGCTCACCGCGTGGCGGCGCTACATCCGCACGCAGTACAAGACCCCAGCCCAGGCGGCGGGGTAACCCCTACACGTCCAGGAGGCGTAACCCATGCCGAACGAAGACGGCACCAGCACCGAGTCCACGACCGACTCCACCGAGTCCGTCGAGACTGTCGAGGAGACCGCTGCTGCGGCAGATGGCACCACGCCCCCGGAGGGCGAGACGCCGGCCGAAGGCGAGTCCACCGAGGAGAGCGGCGAGAAGCCGAGCCCCGAGACCGAGCTGCCCGAGTGGGCGCAAGGCGAGCTGAAGAAGGTGCGCGGCGAGGCCGCGAACTACCGGACGAAGCTCCGCGAGGTCGAGAAGCAGCTCTCCGAGGCCAAGACCCCCGAGGAGTTCGAGTCGGTTCGCACCGAGCTCGGCACCCGGATCGCGGAGCTGGAGCACGAGATCCTGCGCTCGGCAGTCGCGACCGAACACAAGCTCCCGAAGGAGCTCGCTGCGGTCCTGAAGGGTTCGACCGAGGAGGAGCTGACCGAGCACGCCAAGGTGCTCGCGAAGTACGCCCCGGTCACCGAGCCCGATCCCGAGTCCCTCTCCGGTGGTCTGAACCCCGGCGACGGCGACGACGGTGACCTTCCCGACGACCCGAGGGCGCTCGCCCTGAAGGCTCGTGGCGGTCGCAGGCGGTAACCCCACCACCCACCAAACCCTGAAAGCCCTACTCCCGCAACGGGATTGGGGCTTTCTTCATGTCCCAAGGAGGACTAGCCAACATGGCTGAGCACAACGTTGTCAAGCCCGAGAAGATCGTGGCGACTGCTGCGGGTCTCCTGGAGCAGGAGCTCATCCTGCCCAACCTGTTCCACAAGGAGGGCATCGACCAGTTCAAGGGTGCCAAGGACGACACCATCAACGTGGTCGTCCCCGGCGTCCTGCCGTTCCGCGAGTACGCATGGCGGAACGACCGCTCCAGCGGCATCGTCTTCGACGAGTACGCCGAGCGGAAGATCTCCGTCACCTTCGGCGGGAACGTCTACTCGGCGGTCAAGCTGACCGACGAGCAGAAGGACTTCGACATCCAGGACTGGGGCAAGCTCCTGACCCCCCAGGCCAAGGCTGTCTCCCGTGGTCTCCAGCGCAAGGCCGTCACCACCCTGGTCGGCGCGGACTACAAGGTCACCGTGGGCCACGCCCGCAACAAGCTGCGTGCGGCCCTCATCGAGGCGCGTCGCGTCCTCAACGCCTTCAACGTGCCGGACGATCAGCGCATCCTGCTGGTCGGCTCGGAGTTCGAGTCGGCGATGCTGAACGACGAGAAGCTGACCCTGGCCCAGAACGTCGGCGACGCCCGAGCGGACTCCGCTCTGAGCATCGCGACGATGGGCACGCTGCTCGGCTTCCGCGTCGTGGTCGACCAGACCATCCCGGCCGGCGACGCCTACGCCTTCGTGGCGAGCGGCTACATCTTCGCCTCCGGTGCTCCGAGCGTGCCGGCCTCCGTGCCGTTCGGTGCGACCACCTCCTTCGAGGGCATCGCGCTCCGCTGGGTGCGTGACTACGACTCCGAGCACATGCAGGACCGCTCGGTCGTGAACACCTACCAGGGGTTCCGCACCGTCGAGGACGTCCTGGTCGGCTGGGACGACGCCAACAACACCGAGGTCGTGTCGGCGGACGAGCACTTCGTCCGTGGCATCCGGCTCTCGCTGGACGAGGACTCGGTGTACCCGCTGTCCACGGGCACCACGGCGCAGAAGGAGCTGTTCACCATCACCGGTGTCGGTGACACGAACGCCTACCCGACCGCCGAAGCGGCGAGCTGATCCAACGGGGGGCTGGCCTTCACCGGCCGGCCCCCCACCCCTCGTGAGCGATAGGAGATCGCATGGCTGACCTAGCCACGCTGGACGAGCTGAAGGCTCGTCTGGACTGGACGCTCGACGCTGACGAGGAGCGGATCGCGCAGTCTGCACTGGAGGACGCGAGCGACCTGGCACGGCACTACGCCGGCCGGGACTGGCTCGACGTCTCTCTGGCACCGCGCATGGCTCGCACCCTCGTGCTGAAGGCGTGCAAGCGGTACATGAACAACCCCGAGGGCTACGAGCAGAGCCGAGCGGGCGACGAGACGCTGGTGTGGAACGACAGGGCTGGCGAGAACGCCGGCACGGTCTACTTCACCGGCGACGAGGTTCGCCTGCTCCAGGGTCTCGGTGGCAAGACCAGCGGCATCGTCAGCGCCGGCATCCAGGCGTGGGGCACCAACCTCCGCACTGGCTACCGGGCAGACGCCGGCTACGTGCCGGTGCTCGGCAGCGACGAGAAGCCGTTCCCGATGTTCGACGACCCTGACCCGGCGAACCCCTGGTGAGCTCGCGTCAGCGCAGGCACGGGCTGGTGGCCCTGGTCTGGCCGTCGAAGACGATCACCGACAACCGAGGCAACGAGGTTCGGGTAGCTGACCTGGAGGCCGATCCCATCGAGGCTCGGGTCGCTCTCATCCCACAGCGCTCAGCGCGAGCTGAGGTGCCCGGTCAAATGGGCATCAACGTGGTGCGGATGCTGATTGACCCCGAGACGGCAGATGTGGACCTCTGGTCCCGCGTCCGCGTGGCCGGCAGTGAGTGGGACGTCGTGACGCCTCCCTCGCTGCACTACGGCTCGCGCAAGACGCGGCACTGGAGCATCGACCTCCGAGAGCGGCCGAACTGATGGCCGTCATCTACAAGGGCATCGAGCGCAAGCTCGCGAAGATGGATGAGGTCCAGGCAGACCTGGAGTACCGGACGTTCGTCATGGCCGTCCGGGCTGAGGAGCTACTGGCAGAGCACGTGCAGGCGATGCACGGCGGCACTGGAGGCGCTGACGTCTCCGGTGTTGGCGACTCGACCATCGACGTGGTGCACGGCGACATCGACTGGTTCGTCGTCCTGAACGACGAGGCCGGCCAGCTCGCCGCGCTCTCCATCGAGTTCGGGCGACAGGCCGACCCGGAGAACGGGATCAGTGGCATGGAGGGTCTCTACATCCTCACTCGCGCAACGCACATCCCGATCAAGCGGAGGGGAGGGATCAGGCTCTAATGGCTGGACTCCCCAGCTCGATCCGAGCGATGGCTCAGCGGACACCGGTGGAAGACGTCATGCTCGCGGTGCTTCGAGAGAAGCTCCCCGACATCGGCATCAACACCCTCATCAGCAAGAGCCAGACGCTCCCCTTCGTCCTTGTGCGCCGAGGCAACATCCTCGGCGACGACACGGGCGACCCCCGGTTCATCGACCGGGCGAGCGTCATCGTCGAGTGCTTCTGTGTGGACCCGAACGGTGATGACGACGCGAGCATCCTCTCCGAGGCTGTGCGCGTCGCGCTCATCGAGGCTGGCCGTGAACGCAAGGTCTACGCCGGCCTCGGGCACATCGTCGCAGTGACGATGACGTCCTCTCCACGTCGAGCTCCTGACTGGGCTACCTCCACCGGGCCTGTGCAGTACGCCGACCTCCCCACCGGCTTCTGGCGGTACGAGACCCAGTACACCGTCGCCGTTCGCAAGCCCTCGACCAACCCGTACCCAACTCCCTGAAGGAGGAGTGCAAGTGGCACTCAACGACGCCGCGACTCTCGTCATCGGCTCTGGCAACTACCTGCTCGCTCCGGTCGGCACTGCGCTGCCGCTGGACCTGACCGCACCCGCTGACCCCTGGGCCAAGGTGGGTCACACCTCGCTGGAGGACATCTTCGGCGCGACCTCGGACGGTGGCGACGCCACCACGCTGGGGACGCTCCAGAACAAGACCCTCCGCACCAAGTACGCGACCCGCACCGAGTCGTTCACCTTCACGCTCCAGCAGTTCGACGAGCCGAGCCTGAAGCTGTACTTCGGCTCGAACATGGTGGACGTCAACAGCGACGGCTCGCTGCTCGGTGTCAACCAGGACCCGACCCCGACCGTGCAGGCGTTCTGCGCGATCTTCCTGGACGGCGAGAACGTGTTCGCGTTCTACGCCCCGAAGGCGGAGATCTACCGCGCCGACGACCTGTCCATCTCGGACACCGAGTCGCTGGCCGGCCTGCCCCTGGGCGTCAAGCCGCTCAACTACCAGTCGAACACCTGGCCCTACGCGGTGACCCCGCTGGCGCAGGTCGGAGACGTGAGCTGACCGAGCTCACCCTGAACACCCCGGCGTGCATGTGTGGCGGACCCATGCACGCCGGGGCTCTCCCCTGAGAGCTCGCACCACTCATCCGCCATCCGCCCTGATACACCCACAGCAAGAGAGGTTCCGCCAATGTCCAACGTTGTTTCCCTTCAGTCGATCCGCGACGCCGCTGAGGCCAAGTACGGCTCGCTCGACATCCCCCTGACCGACGACTACACGGTCCGGCTGCTCAACCCGCTGAAGCTCGACAAGACCAACCGCGACGCTCTGGTCGACCTCCAGGAGGAGATGGACGCCGAGAAGGCGGACCACGAGGCCCTCCTGTCGAAGGCCATCGAGCTCGTGGCGGCGACGCCCGAGCAGGCTCGCCGGCTCCTGGAGGAGATCGGTGGCGACGTCACCATCCTCATGGAGGTCTTCAAGGAGTACAGCGAGGGCACCCAGGTGGGGGAAGCCTCGGCCTCGGACGACTGATCGACCAGTACGGCGCAGGCATCTACCCCGACCTTCGGTTCTACTTCGGCATCGCGCTGGAGGACGTGATCGAGGGTCGGGGTCCTGCTCCGTCTCTGGTGCTCACGTGCGTTCAGAGGCTCCCAGACACAAGCATGACCAGCGCTCTCGTAGCGGGTGGCCCCGAGCACTTCGGGTGGGGCCTCGACCGGTGGCTCCTGAAGCACACCTACGACGCGCTGAACCAGAACACCCGAGCGACTGGCAACTGGAAGAAGGGCTCCACGCCCGACTTCCCTCCCTTCCCTGGTCCAGGCGAAGCCGTCAAGGCCGTCAAGGACAAGGGCAAGCGCACCAGCGTTCGCGACATCTTCAACCGCTTCAGTACCGGGAGGTAGTCCATGCCGGCAGGAACCGTCATTGGTCGTGTGAGTGTTCGGGTCCTGCCGGATACGGACGACTTCCGCAAGAAGGCCCAGCGCGATCTCAACGAGATCGAGAAGACGCTGGAGATGACCGTTCCCACCAAGGTGGACATGAGCGGTGCAGCTCGCACCTACCTGGAGGAGCTGCGGAAGATCAACGCCCGCAACCGCCAGAGCGATGCGCGCAAGATCCGCTTCTACACCTCGATCTCCACGGCCGGCTACCGCGAGGAGCTGACCAAGGCTCACGCCAAGCTCCAGTCGGCGGCGAACAACGAGCGCAAGATCCGGTTCGCTGCTGGCCTGGGCGACGTCGACATCGCGGCCAAGCTGAGCAAGGACTCGCTCGATCAGGTGAAGCGCGACATCGACCGATGGAAGCGCAACAACAACCCGATCAAGCTGGACGTCGAGCTGAAGCTGGCCGAGATCAACATGCGGACCACGCAGGCTCGCATGTCCTTCCTGGCTCGCGACCGGACGGTGACGCTGTTCCCGACCGTGAGCGAGGGAGCTGCTGCGAAGGCAGCCACCACCCTGGCAGCGCTCTCGGGCGCTCGGGTGATCGGCGGCTACTTCGAGGACATCACCGACGCGATCTCGCACCTCGACAAGAACGTCCCGATCATCGGCACGCTGGCGCTGGCTACGGCCGGCCTGGCTGGCTGGGGCCTGACGGCGGCGTCGAACCTGTTCGCCTTGTCGGCCTCCCTGGCTCAGATCGGGCCGGCAGCTCTGGCGCTCCCCGGCATCCTCGGAGGCATCGCCTTCGGTCTGGGTGCAACGGTCATCGCCTTCGCCGACTTCAAGAACCGCGTGCCCGAGGTCACCTCGGCGTGGAAGACCCTGAAGTCCGCCATCCAGGACAACTTCTGGCAGCAGGCGCAGACGCCCATCCGCGAGCTCATCGACGGGCTCCTGCCCGAGTTCGTCTCCGGGATGAAGAAGACGAGCTCCGAGCTCGGCGGCTTCTTCGGTGGACTGGCCTCGGCGCTGAAGGGCTCGTTCTCCGGTGAGCTCACCAAGATGTTCGGCGGGCTCTCGGCCTCCATCGACGTCTTCACCAAGGCGACGCCGGCCATCGCGAACATCATCACCCTGCTCGGCACGGTCGGCACGGACTACCTGCCGAACCTGGCTCAGTGGGTCGCAGACATCCTGGACAAGTTCAGCTCGTTCCTCACCGAGGCGTCGAAGGACGGCTCGCTGAAGGGCTGGATCGACACCGGCATCTCGGCCCTGAAGGATCTGGGCAACGTCGTCCAGAACACCGGCAAGCTGCTCGGCGGGCTGGGCCACGCGGCTCTCCAGGCTGGTGGCTCCTCGCTCGCGATGCTGGCCGACACCATCGGTGCGGTCGCCAACGCGGTGAACACGCCGGCCTTCCAGACCGGGCTCATCTCGGTCCTCCAGGGCGCACACGCTGCGATGGCTCAGATCGGCACCATCGCCGGTCCTGCGGTCCTCGACTTCTTCACGACGCTCGCCAACCTGCTGAGCTCGGTCCTGCCGATGGTCGGTGGCACCATTGGCGTGCTGGTCTCTGGAGTCGCCAAGGCCCTCTCCAACCCTGCTCTGACGAGCGGCATCCAGGAGATGTTCTCCGGGCTCATGGACGGCGTGCTGGCTCTCCTGCCGGCGCTCGGCCCGCTGAGCGACGCCATCGCTGCCATCGCCAAGGTGATCGGTGAGCTGGCCCGCTCGCTCGGTCCGACGCTCGCGGTGTTCTTCACCGAGCTCGCGAACGCGGCTACGACTCTGGCTCCCACGGTGGAGCGACTGATCCCCACTCTCGGTGCCGGCCTCGTCGGCGCTCTGAAGGTGCTCGGTCCGATGCTCACCGGTGCGGCTCAGGCTCTCCTGTCGATCCTGTCGCCGATCCTGTCGAACGACAAGGCCGTCTCCGCCCTGGCCCTGACCATCCTCGGACTGGTCGGTGCGAAGAAGGGCATCGACGCCGTGAAGACCGGCTTCCAGGCGATCAGCACCACGGTGAGCTCCGTCAAGGAAGGCGGGAGGATTCTCGGGTCCTTCGCCTCTGGGTTCTCCAACGCCAACGCTGCCGCCTCTGCCTTCTCGGGCACGGCCGGCACGCTGGGTGGGAAGTTCCGTACGGTCTTCTCCGCCATCGGATCTGGTGCGTCGAGCATCGCGTCCACCATCGCCACGAGCATCTCGCAGATGGCTACCTACGCCGTCCAGATGACCATTCAGGCAGCGAAGGCAGCAGCCGCCTGGGTCACCTCGGCAGCGACGACCATCGCGTCTCTGGTGGCTACGGCTGCCGGCTTCGTGGCACAGGGTGCCGTGATGCTCGCCTCGATGGTCGCCACTGCGGCCGGCGTCGTTGCGAGCTGGCTGGCGATGGCCGCTGCGGCTGTAGCTGAAGCTGCGGTCATGGCTGCGGCCTGGATCGTCGCCTTCGCGCCCATCGCGCTCATCATCGCTGCGGTGGTTGGCCTCGTGGTCATCATCATCAAGAACTGGGACACCATCAAGGCTGCGACGGTTGCCGTCTGGGGAGCGATCTCCAAGGCGGTCAGCACGGCGGTCTCTGCGGTGGTCAACTTCGTGAAGTCGCACTGGCAGCTCCTACTCGCCCTCATCGTCGGCCCCGTGGGGCTCGCGGTGCTCGCGGTCGCGAAGCACTGGGACACCATCAAGGCGAAGACGAGCGCGGTCTGGAGCGCCATCAAGTCGGCGACCAGCACGGCATGGAACGCGATCAAGAGCTTCGTCTCTGGCGTCCCCGGTGCCATCGTCGGCTTCTTCGCGAAGTGGACGCTGGTCGGCGTAGTCCTGAAGCACTGGGACCAGATCAAGACCGGCATCTCCACGAAGGCCGGTCAGGTGGTCACCTTCGTCAAGGGCATCCCCGGCAAGATCGTGGCGGCGCTGGGCAATCTCGGTGGCCTGCTGAAGAACGCCGGCCTCCAGGTGATCGACGGCTTCCTCCGGGGCATCCAGGAGAAGTTCGATGCCGTCAAGGGCAAGCTGAAGGAACTCACCGACATGCTGCCCGACTGGAAGGGTCCTGCGTCTCGCGACGCGACGATCCTGACCAACGCCGGCGTCCTGGTGATGGACAGCTTCCTCGACGGCCTGGAGTCCCGCTACGGGGCGATCAAGGACAGCCTCGGTGGCCTCTCTGACGACCTGGCGAAGACCACCCTCGCATCGCCCCAGGTGGGCGACTTCAAGGGCGCACGCGGTCTCTCAGCCACCGTCACGGGTGCGCTGGAGGGTGGGTCCACTGCCGGTGTCACCAAGCAGCTCATCTACAACGCTGCGCCTGGAACGGCGCAGCTCGACTCTGACGAAGCTCTGTTCGAGGCAGCCGAGCGCGCAAGGATGGTGGACTGGTAATGGCGAAGATGCGTATGCAGAACGCGACGACCATCCTGGACCTCGACAGCATCTCCCACAGTGGCTACGGCTACGAGGTGCTGTCGGGGGTCTCGGGTCTCGGCATGGCTTCGAGGAACGTGCAGTGGGTGGAGGGTGCCGGCGACGGCGCTCGCTACCGAGGCAAGCGGGTCAACTCCCGCAGCATCGACATCCCGCTGCACGTCCTCGGAGTCGACCGGACGCATCTGCTCCAGCTCGTTGCTGCGCTGGAGCTGATGCTCGCCGAGCCGTTCACCCTCTACTTCGTGGAGGACAACGGCACCGAGTGGTACTGCGACGTCGTGTTCACCGGGGGCTTCAACCCCGTGTACGGCACCGACACCATCGGCAACGTCGACCTGACGACCGTCATCACCGTGCAGGCCGGCGACCCCTACTGGACGTCGGCCGTGCGGGCATCGAAGTCCATCAAGATCACGGCCGGCGCTGGGAACCTGCTGAGCAACCTCGTTGCCCTGCCGGTCTCGTCCGGCTCCGTGATCGGCTCCATCACGTTGGAGAACACCGGCACCGCGCCGGCCTACCCGACGTGGGAGGTCTACGGCCCCGGCGACACCTTCACGGCGATCTCCCCCAAGGGCGAGACGTTGAAGTGGAACGGATCGCTGGCTGACGGCGAGATCCTCACCCTCGACGCCATCAAGGGCACCGTTACCGACCAGGACGGCGTGAACCGCTACGCCGAGCTGGACACCGCTCCTCGCTTCTGGTCCGTCACCCCTGGCGTGAAGACCGTGACCGCATCCCTCTCTGACGCGACAACCGCGTCCAAGATCGTCTGCTCCTGGCGGACAAGGAAGTGGCTGGTGATCTGATGCGCCTCTCCGATGTGACCGTTGAAGTCCGCGACGCGGCACTGGAGCGGAAGGGCCTGATCCTGCCGACCGAGCTCGTCATCGAGCTCTACCCCCTGTTCAACGAGGTCGGCTCCTGGAAGCTGACGCTGGCGGCGGAGCACCCCATGACGGAGGTGCTCCGCACGCCTGGCTCGGGCATCATCGTCACCGGCCCGAACGACGTACTCCTGTCCGGCCCGGTCACCGTGCCGAGCTTCGAGTCGACGCCCGAGGACCCGGCCGGCACGGTCACGTTCCAGGGCATCACCGACGACCATGTACTGCGAGACCGGCTCTCGTACCCCAAGCCGTCCACGGACGACGTGACGGCTCAGGATGTCGGCCACGACACCCGCATCGGCCACGCCGAGACCCTGCTCCACGCCTACGTGAACGCCAACGTCGGGCCGAGCGCACCGAGCTCGCGCAAGGTGCCGGCACTCACCCTGGGTGCCAACCTCGACCGTGGCGACATCATCACGAAGAAGCCCCGCTTCCAGAACCTGTTGGAGCTGCTCCAGGAGATCGCCATTGGCGCAGGGCTGCGCTTCCGCGTGGTCCAGCGCGGCGACGAGCTGGTCTTCGAGACCGAGGCCATCCTCGACCGCAGCGCGCTCATCCGGCTCAGTGCCGAGCAGGGCACGCTCTCCGGTCAGAAGGTCGCCGTCTCTCCCCCTGGCGTCACCCGCGTGATCGTGGCCGGCCAGGGCGAGCAGGAGGACCGGACCTTCATCGAGGTCACGGATGCTGCCGCCACTGCCGCTGAGGGCGACTGGAGCCGGCGCATCGAGCAGTTCAAGGACCAGCGCAACACCAACGTCGCGGCCGAGCTGACGAAGGCCGGCGAGGAGATCCTCGCAGAGAACGGCTTCACCACCGTCGTCGTCCAGGCCATCGCCAACGACGACACGGACGGCACCATGCGCTACGGCTATGACTGGCACATGGGCGACAAGGTGACCGTCGTCGTCCAGGACCAGGAGCTCCAGTCCATCGTCACCGGCATCGCCGTCAAGGCGAACGCCATCGACGGGTTCAAGCTCGGGATCATCCTGGGCGACCCGGTGGGCTTCAGCTACAACGCCTCGATCCGCAAGAAGCTCACCTCGGTCGAGCAGCGGGTCAGCGCGCTGGAGACGAACGAGACGCCGGCCGGCCCTCGTCCCATCGACGGCACCGTTCTCTCGCAGAGCACCTCGCAGGACAGCTACCCGCTGGGCGAGTCGGTCTTCTACCTCTCCAGCGCCGAGGCTCTCGCAGGCGGCTGGGAGTTCTGGGGCAAGTACGGCTACGTCGTCACTCGTGTCTACGAGGGCGGCGACGCACACCAGCGCTGGATGCGTGTCGGCGAGGCCGGCGCGATCCCCGAGGAGTGGTTCAGGCACGGCAACGCCGCTACCGGCTGGGGCTCCTGGCGTCGTGTCAACGACAGCCTCTCCAAGCGCGTCCAGTGGACGCTCACTGGCGGTGGGCTCTACAACAGCGACACCGCCATGAACATCGGCTGGTCGAAGCGCTTCGTCGCCATGCACGGCGAGAAGAACCTCACCACCTCCACCTCGGGCTACTACGAGATCGACGTCCCGCCTGATGGCACGGTGATCCCGGTCCTCGGCAGCTCCAGCCTCACCTCGACCGTGGCCGCTGGGCGCATCATGGCCCCTGCCGGCTCGAACGGCTGGTGGACGCTCTGGTACAGGCTGCCTCGGCCTCACGACTACCACTCGGTCCCGGAGAACTTCGTCATCACGGAGTACCACCAGGGCGGCTACGAGATGCCGGATGACTACGTGATGGTCGCGGCGTGCAACCCCGAGGACAGGACGGTGCGCTGGGGCAACGGCGTCACGACTGCCGGCTGGTGGTTCCCGACGCTGACGAACGGGTGGAGCAACTACAGCTCCATCTTCCAGCCTGCGAAGTACAAGAAGCTGGGCACCACGGTCACGGTCGAGGGGCTCGTCAAGGGCGGCTCCATCGGCGCGACCTCTGCCACTGCGGTCTTCCAGTTCCCGGAGGGCTTCCGGCCCTCGGACGACACCCTTCGCCCCACCGTCAGCAACAGCCTGATGGGTCGCTTCGACATCCTGGCGACCGGCCACCTCGTAGTCGAGATCGGCTCTACGGCCTGGGTGAACATCGGCACCACCTTCGAGGCGGAACAGTGACCAACATCCCCATGATGCTCACCGGCTGGACGCTCGATACCGAGCGCGGCGTCATTGTCGCCAGCTTCACCGACTTGCCGGGTCCTGATGTTGCGGACCCGGCGAGCTGGTCCCCCACGCAAACCATCCAGGTTGAGCTGGAACCGGTCTCGGCACCGATCTTCGCTCCCACCGCAACCCCCTCTGAGGAGGCAATATCGTGACGTCCCTGACTTCATGGCCGTTCAACAACGGCGAGGAGACGAGCGAGACCGAGTTCTCCATGCTGTTCCGCGAGCTCCAGGACACCGGCGTGGCAGACACCGCCAACGGCACCGGCTTCAAGGTGACTGCGAGCGGCTCCGGGATGCAGGTCTCGGTCGCGGCCGGCTTCGCCATCGTGCGAGGCTTCGCCGTCCTGAGCGAAGGCATCGAGGTCGTCCTCATCGACCCGGCCGACCTGGCTGCGCGTACGGACATCGTGGTCCTGCGACTCGACCCCGAGAACGACAAGATCGACCTGGCCGTCGTCAAGGGCACCCCTGGCTCCGGTGTCCCGGCGCTCACGCAGACCGACACCCTGATCTACGAGCTGCCGCTCGCTCGCGTCACCGTAGGTGCAAGTGTGACGGCCATCGCTGGCGCTGCGGTCACCGAGGCTCGACGCTTCCTGGGCACGCGGGTGCTGACCTTCAGCTCCGACACGCAGCCGGCATCGGCTCGCCTGGGCCAGCTCGCGTTCAACACCTCGACGAGCTCGTGGGTCTTCTGGAACGGCACGGCCTGGACCGACCTCATCCAGTCGATCTCGTGGGACAGCCTCACGGGCAAGCCGGCCACGTTCCCTCACGACACGATCACCTGGGGCGAGGTCAGCGGCAAGCCCTCGACGTTCACCCCGAGCGCGCACGGCCACGACTGGGACGAGATCAGCGGCAAGCCTGGCTCGTACCCTCCGTCCGGCCACAGCCACTCGTTCGCCAGCATCACCAGCCGCCCCTCGACGTACCCGCCGTCCGCGCACTACCACGACGTCGGCTACATCACCGGCGAGGGCGACTGGACCGTGGGCTACGCCAACGGCTCGAAGCGCGTGGCCGGCCACTCCCCCTCGGGTTCTGGCTGGTACTCGGTGTGGGTGGACGGGAACGACCTGTTCTGCCACAACACCTCCAGCCGGCGCTACAAGGAGAACATCGAGTCCTACCGGATCGACCCGGAGAAGACGCTCGCGCTGCGCCCGGTGGTCTACGACCGTATCGGTGACGACGCCCCGAAGAACGAGCTCGGTCTCATCGCCGAGGAGGTCTTCGAGCTGGTGCCCGAGCTGGTGGTCTACGACCGCGAGGGTCAGATCGAGAGCCTGCGCTACGACCTGCTGGCCGTGGCTCTGCTCGACGTCGTGAAGGACCTGAACGCCCGAGTCGCAGAGCTGGAAGCCCGATGATCCGCAAGGCGTGGGGAGCCTTCCTCATCAACCCCTTCGAGATCTCGGTCGCCCTCCTGAACATCCTGGTGGGCGTCGCGTTCGGGCTGTCCGGCCTGCACCTGGAGCCCGCCTCGGCGATCAACGTATTGCCCGACTGGCTGCTCCTCTGCTGGTCTGCGATGCACCTCGTCGCCGGCATCGGGATGGTCGTCGGCGTCATGTCGACGGGCCACCTGGCCCGAGCGGGCGAGCGAGCGGCGCTGTACCTGTCCATCTCGGCCTGGTCGACGTACGCCATCACCGTGGCCTACCTGAGCCACCAGGCTCACGTGAACGGCTACCTCGGCGTCATGTTCGGCCTGGCGATGACCCTCGGCTGCGTCGGCCGCGCCTTCGCCCTGAAGCGCGTGGACAGGGCGATGAGCCACGTCCTCGCGATCCGCGAGAGCGAGGTCGACGAGTGATCGACAACTCCGCCCTGACTGCGGTCGTCGCGGGAGTCATGTCTGGTGGCCTGTTCACGTCCGGTGTGGCCGTCTACAAGGCGCGCAAGACCGCACCGGCAGAACGAGACAGCCTCATCGTGCAAGGCGCTGAGACTGCCGTGATGACCCTCGAACGATCCCTTGCCGCTGAGACCAAGCGTGCCGACCGGGCCGAGCGCCAGGTGGCCGAGCGCGACAAGCAGCTCGAACGGCTCCAGCTCCGACTGGAGTCCATGCAGGAGACGCTCGACGAGGTACGCCGCGAGCTGCACGACCTGCTCACCACGAAGTAACCGAAGGACCCGAAGGCCCTGTCTCCCAGCGAGGCGGGGCCTTCGGCGTGTCCGCCAACTGAAGGAGGAACATGAGCTACTACGCAACCGGCCTCGCTGCCGCTGTGCGCGAGTTCGGCCTGGAGACCCACGAGGTCGCCGGCTGGAAGACTCGCGGCCACGGCCCGCTGACCAAGGTCGAGGGCATCGTTGCCCATCACACCGCTGGTCCGAAGTCCGGCAACTACCCGTCGCTGAACGTGGTCACCAAGGGCCGCAGCGACCTCTCCGGTCCGCTGTGCAACGTGGGCCTGGCCCGCGACGGCTCGGTGTACGTCGTGGCCGCTGGCCGCGCCTACCACGCTGGCGTCGGTCACGGCTACGGCTTCCCGACGAACAACGCCAACGCCTACACCATCGGCATCGAGGCGGAGTCCACCGGACACGGTGACTGGACCGCCTCGCAGATCAGCGCCTACCCGCGACTGATCGCGGCCATCGCCAAGCACTACGGCTTCAGCATCAGCCACGTGATCGGTCACCTGGAGTGGAGCCCCGGTCGCAAGGTCGACCCGGCCGGCTGGCCCGGTGGGATGGACGGTCTCCGCAGGTCGGCTCAGGCCGAGCTCGACAAGCGCGGCAAGCCGAAGCCCCCGGTGAAGCGGCCGAGCAAGCCCTCGCGTGCCAAGGCTCGCATCACCCGCAAGCTCGTGGTCGACGGCAAGTTCGGACCGAACACCATCAAGGCGCTCCAGAAGGCTGTCGGCGCAACCGCTGACGGCGAGTACGGACCGCACACCAAGGTCGCGCTCCAGCGCCACCTCCACGTCCACGCGGACGGCGTGGTCGGCCCGGTCACCGTGCGAGCTCTCCAGCGCAAGGTCGGCGCTCACGCCGATGGCGTCTGGGGACCGAAGACCACCGCTGCGCTCCAGCGTGCGCTCAACGCTGGCAAGTTCTGAGACAGGAGATCTCCCACATGAAGTTCGATCTGACCGCCATCCTGCCCACCTCGCTGAAGCCCTACGCCAAGTACGTGTACGCCGTCCTGACGGTGGCCGCGTTCCTGGTCGCCCAGGGCATCGTCACCGGCGACGTCGCTGAGTGGGTCACCCGCATCGTCGGCTTCGTCGGCATCACCGGCTCGGTCTACAGCGCCGAGAACCGCGACTCCGACCCCGGCATCGACGAGCAGCCGGCGCAGGACGAGTTCGAGGACGCGACCGAGGTCGACCCGACCGTCTGACCATCGCACCACCAGGCCCCCGTCTCACTACCCGAGGCGGGGGCCTTCCCTCGTACCTACGCATAGCAGGGATTGCCCATGACAAACCTCTGGCACGACCGGCCTGGCTGCCGGGTGGTGGGGACGTTCCGCGACCAGACTGGTCGTCCAGCTCGGGGGACCGCGACCTTCCGACCGACCGTCTCTGGTCCTGTGCTCGACGTGAACGCTGACCTGATCCTCCTGCCGGCAACGCGAGCTGTGCGACTGAGCGGCGGCGTCATCGACATCGTGCTCGCCGGCAGCGACGACCCGGCCTACAACCCGAGCGGCTGGACCTACGAGGTCGAGCTGCTCCTCGACGGCATCGAGACGACCTTCTTCATGGAGGCTCCGGTCGGCGCGACCGTCGACCTCACAGACGCGATCCCCGTGGCTGAGTCCAACGGCGTCGCCATCACTCGTGGCGAGCAGGGCGAGGACGGGCCGGCTGGCCTGAGCGCCTACCAGCTCGCGGTGCAGGACGGCTTCGTCGGCACGCTGACCGAGTGGCTCGCCTCCCTGAAGGGAGCGCAGGGCGACGGCGGTACGAACACCCCGACCCCTGGAGCTGACGGCCTCAGTGCGTACCAGCTCGCTGTCCAGGCGGGCTTCAGCGGCGACCTGAACGCCTGGCTGGCGTCCCTGCATGGAGCAGACGGCCAGGACGGTACAGACGGCCAGGACGGCTCTGACGGGGCCGATGGCAAGTCCGCCTACCAGCTCGCCCAGGACGCCGGTTTCGTTGGCACACAGGCTGCCTGGCTGGCTTCCCTGAAGGGAGCTGACGGTCAGGACGGAACCGATGGACAGGACGGGCAGGACGGCGCTGACGCCGACACCTCCACGCTCCTGGCGAAGGTGGGCAACGGCACGGTCGACCTGGGAGTGGCCGAGCAGGTCGCCAGGTTCCGGCGCTTGGGCGATGGCAGTGACCAGGGCACCTGGCTCAACCAGTTGGAGTTCGCCTGGCGTACCGCTGGCGGCGTCGAGAAGATGACCTCCTACTTCAACGAGTTCGGTGAGCTCCGGGTCCTGCCGGCGCAGAACACCTCGGTCGCCTTCCGCGTCTTCACCAAGGCCGGTGCCAACGACACCGACCACACCGGCAACCTGATCGAGCTCCAGGACGACCGCGAGACGCGCACCGTCCTGTTCTCCGTGGACCCCACCGGCAAGGTGACCGCTCCGAACATCGGGGCGAAGGTCATCACCCTCGAAGCGACCGACTCGGTTCCCGCTGGCACGCCGGCCGGCACGGTGGTCGTGAAGAAGCGGAGCTGACATGGCTCTGATCGCCTCCGAGGACTTCGAGGGTGGAGCACCTGGGGATCAGGTTGTCCTGGCGAACACCAGCTTCACCACCTTCAGTGGCGGCGACTCCAGCACACTGACGTTGGACTCGAAGCTGCTCTGGTCGGGCAACTCGTTCAAGCTCACCTACGTCGGGACCTTCCGACAGGCCCGCTGGAACATCACTCCGACCGGCACCATCAAGAGTCGGTTCTTCGTCAACTTCGGCGTGTTCCCCAGCAACCAGGCTGGCTTCGCCTCGCTCCGTGGCTCGGGCTCGTACATCGCGCAGCTCCAGATCCGTAACGCCGGCACCGTTCGCATCCAGAACGGGCAGACGGCCATCGACGCCTCGATCTTCGACCTGTCGCTGGACACGACCTACTACCTGGAGTGGGAGGTCGGCGCGGGGGCTCAGGTGCTACGCATCTACTCCGCTGACGGAGCCACGCTGCTGGACACGCTGAGCGGAGCTGCGGTCGACGCACCCATCGACCAGATCGGCCTCGGTGCTCCCAACGCCGAGACCTACACGGCCTGGATGGATACCCCCGCCTTCGACGACGCAACGCAGCCTGGCTACCCCGGTGTCATCGACCCGGACCCCGGCACCACTGACACGTACATCTGGGACGGCACGCAGCTCGTAGCCGCCGACGTGTACGTGTGGGACGGCAGCGCCCTGGTCGCATCCGACGCGAACATCGCCTGACGCCTCCCTGACGGCACGAAAGCGCCCCACCGGTCTCTCTGGCCGAGTGGGGCGCTTTCGTCGTCTCCAGCGTGCGTGTGTGGCTTCCTAGCCCTTCTTGGACCGCTCCACCGCAGCAACGGTGGTGATGGTGCGGGCCTTCCCGCCTCGCCGGCTGTCTGGCGGCGTCGCCGGCCGAGCTCGTCGGATCGGCGTCACCTTCAGCTCGGGACTGGTCTCCGGGTTCAGCGGGGTAGCTCCAGCTCGCCGTGCAAGTAGCAGGACCAGTGGGTTCGCGTGCCGCTCGCACAGGTCGAGCACCTCCGTCTTGCCGTTCGGCATCTGGATCGTGTAGCGGGAGGTGTCCTCCCCCACGACGGGTTCGATGTCGCACACCTGAACTTCTACGTCCATACCTTCTCCTCTCTCTGAGTTACTCGTCGGTAACGTGGCGTTGCCGAACCGGCGAGTGTAACCGTTGATCTTGACGACGCACAAGACCTTGTGGCATAGTGTCGCAAGACAGCAAAGTTACACCACGTTGGGGGGAGAAGGGAGAGGAAATGGCCGGGACCAGAAAGATCCAGGACGAGAGTGAAGTGCTGAGGTGGTTCGAGGAGGGGCGGACCTACCAGTGGATGACCGAGGAATACGAGCGCAAGTACAACATCACCATGACCGGCTCGGCCTGGGGAAACTTCCGTCGCCGCAAGGGAATCGCTCGACGCATCACCAGGGATGACGACCTGATCCCCTGGCTCGTGAAGCGCGAGCACCGGTGGAACTACGACCTGGCGATGCTGCGAGCTGAAGCTCGACGCCGCGCCGGCCGGCCGCTGAAGCCTCACGTGGAGGAACGGCTGGAGAGCTGGCTGCGCACGTTGCACGAAGCTGACGCCGTGGTACATTACGACCCGGAGACGGCAGACGGATTCCATCTCGTGAAGCGCGAGAAGGGTGACACTGACCTGATCCACGAGCCGAAGCGGAAGACCACCCTTCACAAGGCGGTCGACTAGCAGGGCGCACTTCCAGCCACGTGAGTGCGCGTACACCTGAGCCATCGGACCGAGTGCCCGGTGGCTTTTGTGTGTGTTCGAGCGACTACGCTTCGTAACTGAAGTGTGACCGGGGGCTGTCGATAGTTGTGGGTCCAGCGTGTAATCTTGCACCACTTGCACGTTGGACCCGAGAGAGGGGAGATACCAGAGCATGACCACGGAGGCATTGCCCGAGCGCGACTTGTCGCAGGGGGAACCGCGCAACATCGGCAGCCTGGACGGCACGGTGCAGCTCCACATCGACACCGAGAACGAGGACTACTGGATTCAGGCCAAGCCCGACTACAGCCCGAAGTCCATGTGCTCGATCCTCAGCCAGGCAGACTGGTGGGGGCTGGAGGAGATGGACGACGAGGAGTGCGAGCCGGACATCATGCCGGACGGCTCGATCCGGCGCTACCTGGCAGCCAAGCCCTCGCCTGACTACAAGGTGGTTCTGCGGGTGGTGCGGTGAAGATCGTCGACATCGCGCCGAAGCGCACCACGGGCGTTCCTCGCGACGGCCTCGACCGTCCGATGATCGTGCCGAAGGAAGGCGGGACGCCGAAGGCGCACACCCGCGTGACCACGTTCATCGACTGCATCGAGGACAAGAGCAGCCTGAGCGACTGGCACAAGCGCATGACCATGCGAGGCGCTTCCCTGAAGCCGAAGCTGCTGGAGGGCCTGGCCGAGCTGGACATGGACGACCCGGACACCAACAAGGTGCTGATGCGTCGTGCTGAGTCCGCTCTCGCAGCGGCCGGCACACACGAGAAGGCTGACCGAGGCACCCGCTACCACGAGCTGACGGAGTACGTCGACCGTGGTGAGCAGCTCCCGGTCTGCACCGACGTCGAGCTGGCCGACATGGCTGCCTACATGGCGGCGACGGTCAACCTCACACCGGTGCACCGAGAGGTCTTCACCGTCTGCTCGGAGCTCGGAGTGGGTGGCACGCCGGACAGCGTGAGCTGGTACGACGGACCTGGCCCGAACGTGGCCGAGGACCCCGAGGACTGGCTGACCGCCATGCTCATCACCGACCTGAAGACCGGTCGTGTCGACTACGGCGGGCTGAAGATGCCGGCGCAGCTCGCGATCTACGCGCACTCGGAGTTCTACGACCCGAGCTACGCGCCCTTCCCCGACCGCAAGGCTGAGCCGAAGCTGTGGGAGAAGTGGAAGAAGGGGCTGTACTACCGCGAGGAGATCGAGCCGGCGTACACCCCGCTCGGCCCGGTCAATCAGGAGTGGGGTCTCGTGCTCCATCTTGAACCCGGATCGGGTAAGTGTGACCTGCACTGGGCCAACCTCACGCTGGGCTGGGAGGTCGCGAACATGGCGACCACCATCAGGGCCATGCGCAGCCGCAAGTCGGAGGGCATGAAGCCCTGGCTGTCGGCAGCGGTCGGCACCAACGTGTAAGTTGAACACACCGAGAGAGAGGAGCAACAACCTGTGAGTGACATCAGCAGTGAGGTCGGAGGCCGAGGGATCGGCGTCACGATCAAGTACGGCAAGGGGTACGACGAGACCTGGAGCACCTTCCGTGGTCTGCCGGCCGAGATCCGCGAGGACATCGTGGCCTACTTCGGTCTCGACCCCGAGGCCACCGAGCAGCTCTCGCTCAACGAGCTGGTCGTGAACGCGACCCAGGTCGCACACGGCGTGACCACCGCAGCCACCCTCCTGGGGGCCGTGGTCATCCCCTCCTCGGACGCGCCGGCCGAAGGCACGAGCGTCTGGGAACAGGCAGCCGCAGAGCCGGCCGAGCCGGCAGTCGACCCGATCTTCTCCGCCATCGAGCGGGCTCAGAACGTCGAGGAGCTGAAGGTCGTCTGGGCTGACAACCAGGCCAAGTTCTCCGAGCCCAACGTCATGGAGGCGTACAAGAGCCGGGGCAAGGAGCTCCAGGCTGCGGCGGTGAGTGAGTGATGGCGAGCCACCTGAGCACGCCGGCAAGCGTGCTGGAGGCACCGTCCATCACGCAGGAGTTCGTCTCCGTGCAGCCGGACGTCGGTCGAGCGGACCGTCGTCGGCGCAAGGTGTTCTTCGCCCTCGGCAACGCCAACCAGCCGTACGTGCGCCCGGAGCCGAAGCCCCCGTCACGTCGAGACCGGAGGCGAGCGAAGTGACGACCAAGGTCGAGATCGAGGACTACGGCACCGTGACCTTCGAGCCCTACGCCGAGCTCATCGACATGGTGATCCCGGCCGAGCCTGGTGGTCACTCCCTCCTGCTGACCTACGTGGAGGCAGCCGAGCTGCGTGACGCGCTCACGCACATGCTGGTCGGTGTGGGGCACGAGAAGCTGGAACCGGAGCCGGCGAGGCGCAACGTCGGCACGGCGGTCATCAACGTGACGCTGGACGGCTCGTCCGTCGAGAACGTCAAGGCGCTGATCGCCGAGCAGGTCCAGGCGTTCGCGGACGACGCCTGGGAGTACGCCACGACGGACGACCAGAAGTACACGCTCGGCCACCTGGCCGGTGCGGCAGAACGAGCGAGAGGAGCACGGAGCGTGAAGTTCGGACGCAGTACCACCCAGGAGGTGCCCACCCTGGAGGAGCGCCACAACGCCGCAGCGGCCAAGGCCGACGCCGCGCTGAGCGTCTTCGCCGACGTCCAGTCCGACCTGGAGGACGCGGCACGTGAGCACGAGCTCGCAGCCGAGCTGGCCCAGGCGGAGATCGACCGGCTGTTCGACGTGGTGAACGTCGCCACGCTCGCTGCCGGCGAGACCCGCACCAAGGCAGCACGCATCGCCGAGCTGATCGGCTGACACTCGCACCCATCGTGCAAGTGTAACCCCCACACAAGAGAGCGAGGACAGCAACACATGGCATTGGTCATCAAGGACGTCACCGGTGGCGGCGGAGGGTTCTTCGCCCCGAAGAAGGAGGTCGAGGGCGCGGTCTACCTCATCGAGGTGGAGCGGTACGAGCACCAGCGACCGTCCCAGTTCGGCCCGCGTGACTCGGCGGTCGTCAACATGACGGTCTTCAACACCCCGGCCGAGCTCGACGCCGGCAACGCGAGCGAGGTCCGCAAGGGTCACCGCATCGAGCAGACCATCCTGGCCGGCGACCTGGAGGGTCTGGTCGGCGCAGCCACCATCGTGACCCTGGGCAAGGCGTCCAGCGCCAAGCCGGGTCAGTCCCCCGCCTGGGTCTGGAAGGTCGCGGACGACACCACCAAGGCGAAGGTCATCGCCTACGCCGAGAAGGCCGAGGCTGCCCGCCAGGCTGCCATCTCCGCCGCGCCCGACTTCGGCTGAGGGCCGGCGTAGATGCTGACGCCGAGTAGGTCGCTCAGCCTCCACGCCGAGTCAGGTCGCGAGCTGCCGTACGTGGCTGAGCTCGGAGCTCTCTACAGCCGAGGGTTCAAGCCACGTCACGGCCAGGTCATCATGGTCGCCGGTCGATCCGGCACGCAGAAGTCTGGGTTCGTTCTCTGGTGGACGTTGCAGATGCGACTGCCGACGCTGTACTTCAGCGCCGACATGAGCGCGTTCACCGCTTCGAGCCGAGTGGCTTCCAGCGTGTCGGGCGACCCGACCGAGACCGTCGAGGCTCGCATGGGCACGCAGGATGGTCAGGCGTACTACCGGGATCGTCTCTCCGAGATCCCCCTCCAGTTCTCGTTCGGGTCGCCGATCTCGTGGCGCTCCGTGGACGAGGAGATCCAGGCGTACATCGAGCTCTGGGATCGTTACCCCGAGGTCATGGTGTTCGACAACCTCATGGACTTCGAGAACGCGGAGACGGACTACACCGAGCAGATGCAGGTGATGTCCAGCCTGACGGAGCTGGCCCGAGAGACCGGCTCCACGATCATCGTGCTGCACCACGCCAGCGACAAGACGTGGGAGGCGAAGACCGATCCCTGGTCCCCGCCGTCTCGTGACCAGATCAAGAACGGTCTGGCCGAGAAGCCCGAGATCTGCCTGTCGGTGGCTCTCGATCCGACGACGCTCGACTACAACGTCGCCGTCGTCAAGAACCGCATGGGTCCGCAGGACCCGACAGGACGGCAGTACGCCATCCTGCGCTGCGAGCCGGCCGTCACCCGCTTCCACGAGAAGCGATACGACCGGTACGTCATCTCTGCCGGCGACGAGTGAGAGGGGAAGGTGCAAGTTGAACATCATCGGACTCGACCTCTCGCTGACGTCGACCGGCCTGGCCGAGGTCCACGACTGGAGCCTGGCGAACGTCCACCGGCTGAAGACCAAGGGCCACCGGGGCATGACGGTCGCTGAGACCAGCGCTCGGATCGCCTGGCTGGTCGACGAGATCGACGCCTGGGTGGACGGCGACGACGTGGACCTCGCAGTGATCGAGGCTCCGTCGTTCGGCTCGAAGTTCGGCAACCCGCACGAGCGTGGCGGGCTGTGGTGGAGCGTCGCTCAGCGACTCGTCGGCCGGGAGATCCCCGTGGCGACGGTCAGCCCGCAGGGGCGAGCGAAGTACGCCACCGGCAAGGGCAACTCGAAGAAGGACGTCGTGGAGGCAGCCGTCAGGTCTGCGTACACCGACGTCGCCTGGCCCACCGGGAAGTGCGACGACATCGCTGACGCGGTGATCCTCGCAGCGATGGGAGCCCGTCACCTGGGCGAGCCCATCGACCCCTGGGTGGACTCGCTGCCGGCGCAGCTCGCAGCGATGGACGGCGCGAGCTGGCCGTCGTGAGGTGGCGCGAGCCCGAGGCCAAGAGCGACATCGAGAAGCCCGACCTCGCGATGGTGCTCGACCACTACGGCGTCCGCTACAACGGCGCACGGCTGGGCAACCAGCAGGTCTCCTGCCCTCTGCACGACGACCGGACGCCGAGCTGCCGGCTGAGCTTGGACAAACAGGTGTGGTTCTGCCACTCCTGCGGCGAGCACGGCGACTCGTTGGACCTACTACAGAAGATGGAGGGCGTTGACTTTGCAGGAGCAAGAGACCTTGCAGCCACTCTCGGGCTCGCAACGAGAGATGCTGAACGAGGCGACGAAGCTGTACGAGGGAGCGCCTACGGCGGACGCCGCACGGTGGCTTCTGGCAAGAGGGCTGACAACCGAAACGATCGCTACGTTCCGCCTTGGCGTCGTCGGTAACGATCCCTTCCCCGGACACGGGAACCACCGGGGCCGCATCGTCATCCCGTACCTGGACAAGGACGGCCTGCCCCTGAAGCTGCGGTTCCGCTGCATCGAGCAGCACGACCACCGCGAGCTGTTCCACGGCAAGTACAACAGCGTGACGGGAGACCCCTCTCGGGTCTTCAACGTCCGGGCGATCCACCAGGCCGAGGACGAGATCCACGTCTGCGAGGGCGAGCTCGACGCGATGATCCTCAACCAGATCGGCTTGCCGGCCATCGCGATCCCCGGTGCCCACACCTGGGCTCCGTACATGCGACGGATGCTCGCCGGCTTCAACCGGGTCTGGCTCTGGACCGATCCCGACGACGCCGGCAGCGAGCTGATGAACACGATGATGCGCGCCATGCGGCAGGCCAAGCCGGCTCGCCTGAAGGGCGGCGACGTCAACGACACATACCTGGCGGGTGGGGCTGACGCTCTGCTCGCCCTCGTACGAGAGGGGGCCTGATGAGCAAGACCGAAGCACTGCGCGAGCTGCACGCTGAGCTGGACGCGGAGGTGTGGGCACAGGACGACAAGTGGGGGCAGCAGGACCACCCGCTCATCGGCAGCGGCGTGCGCGAGCTCCAGCGCGAGCAGTACGCGCAGGCAGCCGAGGACTGGAAGCTCCGCAACGACGTCCGAGTGCAGGCCGACTGGCTCGGCTGGGACGGCATCCTCCTGGAGGAGGTCTACGAGGCCCTGGAGTGCGACACCGTGGAGAGCGCCTGTGAGGAGCTCGTCCAGGTGATCGCCGTGGCAGCGCAGATGATCCTCAACCTCCGCGCCCGCGACTCCCTCGACAAGCTGGACGACCCAGTGCAAGTGTCGCTCGACCGGAGGGGCTGATGCCCGCTCTCAGCGCCGTTGAGGGGCTCCCTGGTGGCATCACTCCACCCAGGGCTCTCCAGGCCGCGTACGAGGCGCTCAGCCCCGAAACACGGGCACTCCTGACCGAACGACTAGCTAGCGATCTCTCCGCCGAGTGGCTAGCGGACACCCTGACGACGGCCGGCTTCAAGATCTCGGCCTCGTCGATCCGCACATATCGCCGAAGGACTCGGCGGAAGGATGGTGCAAGTTGAGCGACGAGCTCGCAGACATGCTGGGGAAGCCGACCGCTCCCCCGACCAAGCGGTCCAGCCCTGCCAAGGACTTCACCCGGCAGATCAACGTCCAGCGCGACAGCGTGGAGGCGGAGATCCGAGCCGAGGTCGGCCTGGTCAACGAGGGCACCGGCCTGGAGTACCTGGAGGAGGAGGGGCTCAACCCCGACGAGTGGGAAGCCACGCACTTCAGGAAGATCAAGTACGGCGAGGGCTACGAGAGCGTCAAGTTCTCGTACAAGCGCAAGGCGCTCCTCGATGCCGAGCGGCCGAACATCGACGAGCTGGTGCGGATCATCAAGCGGCAGCGGCCGAAGGTGGACCGTCCCACCGGTGACCACGGCTTCATCGTGGCACTGGGCGACATGCAGTTCGGCAAGGTCGACGGCGACGGCGTGGAGGGCACGCTGAAGCGGACCATCGACTGCATCAACCGTGCGGCCGACCTGCTGGTCACCTACCGGCAGCGGTTCGACATCGGCCACGTGCACATCGCCTGGCTGGGCGACCACGTGGAGGGCTTCGTCTCGCAGGGCGGCGCGAACGCCTGGCGCACGCAGCTCACGCTGACCGAGCAGATCCGGCTCACCCGGCGAGTGATGCTGCACGCGCTGGTGACCTTCGCTCCCCTGGCCGAGCGCGTGACGATGGCTGCCGTTCCTGGCAACCACGGCGAGACCATCCGGTTCGCCGGCAAGGGCGTGACTCGCTACGACGACAGCCACGACACCGAGTCGCTGGTCGCCGTCTCGGACGCCGCCGAGCTCAACCCCGAGGCGTTCGGACACGTCGAGTTCTACGTCCCCGAGACGGACGAGCTGGTCGTCGTGCTCGACGTCGCCGGCACGGTCGTGGCTCATGCTCACGGCCACTTCTGGCGGGTCGGCAAGCACTTCGACTGGTGGAAGGGCCAGGCGTTCACGCCGAGCTCGGCCATGTACGAGGCGGACCTGCTGCTCGCCGGCCATCTCCACCACGAGTTCGTCGAGGCAGACGGACCGCGCCTGTTCATCCAGGTGCCTGCGATGGAGAGCGAGTCGACGTGGTTCCGGCACAGCAGGGGAACGACCGGCTCACCGGGACTCGTGGTGGCCGTGACCAAGGACGGACGAACCGATCAGAGAGAGGTGGTGCGAAGTGACTGAGCTGGCAACCGACTGGAGCGTGCTGGAGCTGGACGGCGTGATGGACATGGTGAGCAAGGTCGCTCGCCGCATCTCGAACGACGACATGCCGCTGCTTCACCAGGCCGACGTCGAGCAGGAGGGCTACATCATCCTGGCGACCAAGGCGGACATCGCTCGGCTGGAGTGGGAGAAGGGCGGCAACGCCCACCTGGGCCACTGGCTGCGTCGGCGCATCCTCGACGTGGTGCGAACCGAGCAGACCCGCATGGGCAAGCAGGTCTCCTACGAGGACAGCCGGGACAACGTGCCGGAGTTCGACACGAAGGAAGACCGGCGAGCTGACCGCGAGTTCGTCTCGAACCGCACCGAGCTGGAGCGCATCGACCTGGCAGACCTGGAGATGCGCCGAGAGGCCGGTGTCGCGTGACGGTGCACTACTCGCGAGAGCTGGTGGAGCGCCTCATCCCGACCCTCTGGGACAGGGGCGCTGTCCTCGGCATGACGGACCCGCGAGCTCCCGAGCAGGGGATGCCTCGCGGGCACGTCGACAAGAAGAAGGGCAGCTCGCTGTTCGCCCACCTCGTCGACATCCGGCAGGCGTGGGAGACCACCGAGCTCACCCTACTGGAGCGGCGGACGCTGTTCATGCGCTACGGCCTGGACTGGACGCACTCTCTCATCGCACACGAGGAGGGCGTCAGCCGGCAGGCCATCAGCCGGCGCGATGACACCGCCGTGGGCAAGCTCACCGCTCGCCTCAACGACGAGGAGTACATCGACGGGTACGACGGCCTCGCCGAGCTGGTGGGCGAGGCGTCGTGATCCCCGAGCTGACCCCGAGGTACGAGGCCATCGACGTCTCGCTCCGCTGCTATCTGGACGCCCGCCACGAGAACAACCCGGACGCCATCGACTCGGTGATCCACCGGCTCGTCTACGAAGCACAGCGCCGGCACCCCGACGTGATGAGCGACGCCTCCTGGGAGGGGCTCATCGAGTGGAGCCGAGACGCCAGCCAGCACGCATTGGTCGGACGCATCACGCGAGTGGTGATGGTCGCCAACATCAACACGACAGGAGGCTTTCAGAGTGAGTGACCAGGCAGTTCCGTTCGGCCCAACCGGACAGGTCGTCTACGACCGCACGTACAGCCGGGTGAAGCCGGACGGCAGCCGGGAGACCTGGCCCGAGACCGTGGAGCGCGTTGCCCGTGGCAACCTGGCTCTGGTCTACGGCGAGCCCGACACCTGGGACGGCTCGGTCTGGGCCGAGTACCTGAAGCTGACCGACCTCATGTCGGACTTCAGCGTGATCCCGGCCGGCCGGCACCTCTGGGCCAGCGGGGTCAAGGGCCGGCAGTTCTTGTTCAACTGCCACGTGTCCGGCTGGGGCGAGACGCTGAGCCGGCACTTCGAGTTCACCTTCCTGCGCCTGATGGAGGGCGGCGGTGTCGGTGCCAACTACAGCTCGAAGTACCTGGCTCCCTACGGCGCTCCTCGCCGCGAGCTGAAGCTGCACGTGGTCTGCGACCCGAGCCACCCGGACTACGCCGAGATGCTGGAGGCCGGCGTCCTGAGCTCGGAGTTCGACTCCGACTGGGACGGTGCCTACCCGGTCGAGGACAGCCGCGAGGGCTGGGCTGCTGCGCTGGTCGACCTGATCGACACCTACATGACCGACGACGAGGTGCACCACGAGGACCGGGTGTACGACGTGAGCCGAGTGCGAGGCAAGGGCAGCCGGCTGAAGACGTTCGGCGGTACGGCCAGCGGGCCTCAGCCGTTCGCCACGATGCTGCGCGAGGTCTCTCGGGTGCTGAATGCGAACGTGCCCCACCTCGACAACGAGTGGGACATCGACCTCAACGTCCCGGTCTTCATCGACCCGCTCTCGGCCATGCAGATCGAGCAGGCCGTCGCTGAGTGCGTCGTCTCGGGCGGTGTACGCCGTTCTGCGCGCATGAGCATCGTCCGGTGGGACGATCCCTTCATCGAGGAGTTCCTGGCCTGTAAGACGGACGGACAGAGCCACTGGACGACGAACATCTCCGTGGAGATCGACAACGAGTTCAACCAGGCGCTCCTCGCCGGCCACACCGGTGGTGAGTACCCGACCACGCCCGAGCGTGCCGGCCTCGCGCAGCGCGTGCACCAGCTCGTCACCGAGGGGATGCTCACCAACGGAGAGCCTGGCTACTGGAACAGCTCGCTCTCGAACCACGGCGAGGTGAGCGAGGTGATCGCCACCAACCCCTGCGGAGAGATCGCGCTGGAGGCGTGGGAGAACTGCAACCTCGGCCACGTCAACCTGGAGGCGTTCGCGTCGACCGGCACCTACGAGAAGGCCGCGCTCATCGAGGCTCACGTCCTGATGACCCGCTTCCTGATCCGGGCGACGTACGGCGACTGCACCGACGAGACGCAGGGCGAGCTGCTGAAGCGCAACCGGCGCATCGGCGTGGGGCACCTCGGCGTGCAGGGCTTCCTGGCGAAGCTCGGCATCCGCTACAGCGAGGCGACCAACCCCGAGCTCGGGATCTCCGACCTGCTCTGGGATCTCCGCATGGCTGTCCGTGTGGCCGCTCGCGACTACGCCTTCGAGCTGCGCATCCCGGAGCCGGTGAAGGTCACCACGGTGGCACCGACCGGCAGCATCGCGAAGCTCCCCGGAGTGACCGAGGGCATCCACCCGGTCTACGCCCGGTTCTTCGAGCGCCGTGTCCGGTTCAACCTCACCGACCCGGACCAGGCTGCGACGGTGCAGCGGGCCTGGGAGGACGGCTTCGAGGTCGAGGTCGACATCTACGACAAGAGCGGGAACACCGCAGTCGTGGTCTACCCGACGATGGAGAAGCTGGTCGCTGAGGTCGAAGCTCTGGGCCACGACGGGAGCATCGTCGAGTCGGCAGCCGAGCTGACCGTCGACCAGATGCTCGCGTTCCAGTGCATGTACCAGACCTTCTACGCCGACAACGCCGTGAGCTTCACGGTGAACGTCCAGCCGGGGCTTGACCCGGAGGAGCTGGCTCACACGCTGCTCCACTGGCTGCCGGCGCTGAAGGGCACGACGATCATGGTCGACGACAGCCGGGAGCAGGCTCCGTACACGCGGATCACCCGCGAGCAGTACGAGGCAGCGCTCACCCAGGTGATCGAGGACTCGACCGACGAGGATTGCTCACGAGGAGCCTGTCCGGTTCGGTAGGGTAAGGAACCCTCGCGGCCGGACGCACGTCCAAGCTGTGACCGAACGACGAACGAGAGGAGGTAACGATGGGACTGTTCCGCAAGACGCTGAGCTTGACCACGGTCGGCCTTGTCGACTTCCGCTCGGACAAGGAACGGATCGCGGCCTACACCAAGGACAGCGCGAAGCAAGCTCGCCGGCAGACCCGGATGCAGCGCCGGATGATGAACGACCAGCTCGTCACCAACCGAGCACTGCGCGACGAGGTTGCCGGCACGCCCGAGCTGCCGAGCGTGACGCTCGCTGCGGCTGACCGGGCAGAGCGTGGAGCCAAGAGCTTCGAGTCCTGGGCACAGCGCATGGAGGCCAACGCCAAGGCCAGGCGCGCAGCTCAGCTCGAACGGATCGCTGAACGCAAGGCAGCTCGCGAGAGCTGAGCACGACGAGAGCCCCTATCCTTCGGGATGGGGGCTCTTTCGTCGTTGTAACGTAGATTGGACGTTCGTTTGCACCGTCGTCCATGTTTAGTTACGATCCTGAGCATGAAGCGTGCTGCGATCTACACCCGTGTGTCCCTCGATGCCTCCGGTGAAGGTCGCTCTGTAGAGCGCCAGCTCGAAGCCTGCCGTGCGCTAGCCAAGGCACGCGGGTGGACCGTGGTGCACGAGCTGAGCGACAACTCGATCTCCGCATGGTCGGGCAAGCACCGGCCGGCGTGGAGCCAGGTGCTCGACCTCATCAAGGACGACCAGATCGACGTCGTGATCGCCTGGCACGTCGACCGGATGACGCGCTCGATGCTGGACCTGGAGAACCTGATCCTCCTGGCCGAGGAGCATGACGTCGGGATCGCTACGGCCACCGGTGACATCGACCTGACGACGGACGTCGGCCGGATGGTTGCTCGCATCCTGGGAGCCGTGGCCCGAGCTGAGGTGGAGCGCAAGGCAGCTCGCCAGCGGCTCGCGAACCGGCAGAAGGCCGAGGAGGGCAAGGCCCACTCGAACGGGCACCGACCCTTCGGCTTCGAGCTCGACCGGGTGACGATCATCCCCGAGGAGGCCGAGCAGATCAGGCAGGACGCCGCAGCCCTGCTGGCCGGCGAGAACCTCTCGGTCATCGCCGAGCGCTGGGGCAGGTCGCGCACCCAGATGCGCCGTGCGCTCCTCTCGGCTCGCTACATCGGTCTGCGCGACTACAAGGGCGAGCTGTTCCCTGCGGTGTGGCCGGCCATCCTGGACGAGGAGACCCAGCTCGCGCTGAAGGCTCTGTTCGACGACCCGAAGCGGAAGCACGGACCAGGCACCGGCCGGAAGCCGACAGCGCTCCTGTCAGCCCTGGCGAGGTGCGGGAAGTGCGGGCATCCGCTGAACGCCGGCATCCCCAGGAACAAGACGGGTGGCCCGACGTACCAGTGCAAGAACGGGTGCGTCTTCGTGCCGAGGAACCTCACCGACGAGTACGTCGGCTCTGCCGTGGTGGCCCTGCTGACCCAGCCCGACATCCTCCCCGAGCTGGTCGCCAGCGACGACGATGCGCTCCTGGAGGCCAGGGCAGCGCACGACGATGCCAAGGCTCGGCTCGACGCGCTGGCCGAGGCGTTCGCTGCCGACGCCATCACGGTCAGCCAGCTCACGACGGCCTCAGCTCGCCTGCGTGAGACCTTGGAGGAGGCGGAGGCTGTCATCGGTCGCAGTGCCACCGGATCGGCGCTCAGCGGGCTCTCTGTGGGCACAGCCGAGGTGGAGCGGCAGTGGCTCGGGCTGGAGCTCTACCGGCAGCGCGCCCTGGTCGACATGCTGTTCGACGTCGAGGTGGAGCCGGCCAACCGGCGCAGGGGCTTCGACCCGGTGGAGCGCGTGCACGTCACCTCGAAGGTGGCATGACGAAGCCCCCCTGGAGCCAAGCGCAGGAGAGGATGCGCGGCTCAACAGGGGGGCAGCTTGGGGCGGCAGCTAGGAGAGGTCGCTGCCGTAGAACAGGCGGAGCACTTGGTCGTTCACGTCCTTCAGCTCGAACTCGACCGAGCTGGTCGCCTTGTAGATCGCGCCGAAGTCGACGGGCTCGAAGTCGTCCCTGATGTAGCCGACGTTCTCCCAGTGGCCCTCGAAGATGATCGGGTCCGAGTCGCCGGCCGGGTCGAGGCCGAGGACGTAGCGCTGCGGGACGTGGCACAGGTCGGCCAGCGCCTTGACGTAGCCGTCGAGGACGTCGGCGTACTCCAGCTCGCGCTCCACGGCATCACCGATGGGCGTCGGGTCGTCGTCCCAGGGGTTCGCCGGCTCGTAGCTGCCGTCGTGGACGACCAGCTTCTCGGCGATCAGGGTGACCGTCACCTCGTGCCAGTCGGCGAGCTCGGTCCTGATCTCGATGGGTGCCTCGTAGGCGGTGTGCACGGCCTGACCGTTGATGATGACCTGGGGGAAGTAGTCCCCCTCCTGGACGACCAGCTCGACGGTGGACAGGATGGGCTCGCTCACTTCTTCTCCTCTCTGTAGACGGTGAACGTGGCTCCCTTGTCGACGAGCCACTTGTGCACGACGGCCTCGGGCTTGCCCTGCATCCACTTCGCGATGTCGGGTGCCCAGACGACGTAGCCGTCCCGACAGATGAGCCCGTAGCAGAACCACCCACCGCTCACGCGGACCATGTAGCCCTCGGGCAGCCCTGCCATGTCAGCCGGCCTCGACCGTGCCGAACAGACCGCGCACCTTGGCGAGCTCGTCGCCGCTCAGCCGTGCGCCCTCGAAGCGGCCGGCGAAGTGCTCGACGTACCTCACGACTCGTCCTCGACGAAGCGCTTCTTCACGTGCGCCGGCCGGACTGCGGTGTAGCCCCGGAACATCGACGCCGCGAGGTAGCCGCGCTCGACGATGCCGGCGTCGGCCATCGCCTCCAGGAGCGCGATGTACTTGTCCTCCGGGATGAGCATGTCGAAGAACAGGTGGCCGTGGCCCTCAGTGGTCGACGGCACCAGGCGGACCGGGACGTCGATGTCGATGCACGGTGCCGCGTAGCCGGGGAGGCCCTCGACCTCGCTGGTGATGAGGTTGGCCTCCTCCAGCGTCTCGACCTTCACGGGCCAGCCACCGGCCGGCACGCCGTTCTCGTCCACCTCCTCGCTCGGGTCGGCGAGCTGCTTCGGCTTGTCGACGTTCGGGTGGTGCCGCAGCACGCGCTGGATGCCATCGGCAGGGACGTAGGGCTTGCGCGTCAGCTCCTCGGCGAACAGGAGGTCGGCCCAGTCCATGCCGCTCACGAGCGCGCCTTCCCACGCTGAAGGGCCAGGATCAGCAGGCCGACGATGAACAGAGGCAGCCAGAGGATGCCGATGAACACGGCCAGGCCGGTCTTCGCGGCAGCGTGCGCCTTGTCGTAGTCCGGCTCCGCGTCGAACCAGAGCTCGGCCTGGTAGGCAAAGAGCACCGCGCAGACCGTGTAGAGGACGGTCACGGGGATCAGTGCGGTCTGCATCAGCTCTCCTCCTTCGTGGTTGCGGGGTACTCGATGTGGCCGACCGTGAACTCCTCGTCGAGGACGAAGCGAGCGATGTCGAGGACGGCGTGCGGGTCGACCAGGACGGCAGCTCCCAGGCCGTACGGGCGCAGCACCTGGGTGACCGCCTCGCGCACCGCTGCGACGCGACGTGCGTCCAGCAGCTCGGAGATCTCGTCCACCGGTGCCGGCGTCGGCTCGGGCTCCTGCCCCTCGGTCTCGACGTCCGGGCCAGGCGCTCCCAGCTCGGCCAGGTCGTGCGCCGTGGGTCCGTCCGCGAGCTCGACCTCGGAGGCGTAGAGGAAGGCAGCGATGCCCTTCTCCAGGTCGACGAACAGCACCTTGTACGGGTGCACGACGCCTTCGAGCTCGACCGGACCTTCAGGGAAGTCGTCCAGGATGCCCACCCAGCCGACGTAGTTCTCGCCACGGACGGCTGCGAGCACTCGCACGGAGTCCCCTGGCTTCGGCTCAACTTGCACGTTCTGTCTCCTCTCGATGGTCACAGCAGTCGCAGTCGCACTCGGGCTCTACGTCGGGGTCCTGCGGGGCGTACGTCAGTGCGTCGGGGTTCGCCTTGAACCACTCGATGCGGCGGTACAGCTCGCGCTCTCGCGGCGTGCTGTTCGCCAGGGCTTCTTCCTTGCGGTCGGTCGCTCGGGCTCGGAACCACTCGTGCGGCGTGCCGTGGTGCACCGGCAGGACCCAGACGCGCATCTCCTCGCCGGTCTGGTGGCTGAAGACGAGCGACTCGGCGTGGTCCTTGGCCTGCGTCTCGGTGGCGTACCGTCCGAGCGCGACCTTGCTGGCACGCGCATCCTCGGGGTCCAGGAACTCGCCCTTGCTGTACCGGAGCTGGCCGACGACGGTGAACTTCGCCCGCTGCTCGTACAGGTCCCACGTCAGCTCCAGCAGGGCGGACGCGGCGTCCTCGGCTGAGACCAGGGGCTCGCCGGCCTCGTCCACCTTGTCGTGGTCCTCCACGTAGGCGTCGAGGAGCTCGATCACCTTCTCGCGTTGCTTCTTGGTCGGCGCAATCGCCACGTCGTCCTCCTCTCAGCGGGTTGGCAGGCTGCGGATCACACCGAGCGCCCAGGCGAGCGACGCTTCGGCCTGGCGGACCGTTGCTCCCGAGATGAAGTCCTGGTTGCCCAGGTCCATCCACGGACGCTCGTCCACCCACTCGGCCAGCTCCTGCGCGATGTCCTCGGCGCGCTGATACTCGGTGCGAGGCATCAGCGGCCGATCCGCTGCCGGTTCCTCGCGATCCGCTGTCGGCGCACCCTGCGCGCCTGGAGCTCCTGGCGGATGCCGACGACGACGATGCCGATGGCGAACGCGATGCCGGCCAGCAGGATGCAGGCGACGATGCAGGCGATGACGGCCAGGGCGATGAGCAGTAGGTCGAGGGGGCTCATGCGAACTCCAGCTCGAACTCGCGCTCGTCGGCCGTGGACAGCAGCTCGCGGGTGAGCGCCTCGACCTCGGCGTTGTACTCCTCGCCGATCCCGTCGAGCGCACGCTGAGCGCGACCCAGGTCGTCCCGGAGCTGACCGATCTCGTCGAGCGCCCAGGTGAGCGCCTCGTACACGCCGGCCACGTTGACTCGGGCGATGTCGACGCCCAGGTCCGTGAGCTCGGCCGACTGCACCTGAAGCATGAGCGCACGCGCCTCCGGGGTGATGTCCCGGTCGGGCTGGCCCTCGGTGATGATGAAGTCCATCGGTCTCTCCTCTCTGTTGGTCCTGACGTGGGAGGGGGCGGAGTCGAACCGCTCACCTAGCCAACCGACACCCTCGGCCTCCCTGGGGCGGAGCCAGCCGAAGCCAGCCCCGCCAACTTGCACGATCAGCTCTAGCTCAGAGCCCGGTCCCGACGAGCTGGACCTCCAGCGGCTCGTACTGGACGAGGCTCTCCACGTCCGCCACGCTGCCGCGAGCGTTGATCCAGCCGTTCGAGGTGAGGAAGAACGGGACGGTCCAGCTCGCCTTCACGACGGAACCGGCAGGCAGGGCGTCCAGGCCCTCCCGGTCGAGGACGTAGGTCGTGGCCTCCTCGGCGACCTCCTCGGGGGTGTAGTCGGCGAGCGAGTCGTCCCTCACCCACCACTTGCCGTACATCCCCGTGGGGACCGGGCCGTCGACCGGCACTACGCCGTAGGGGTCGCCTCCGTCCTCGATCCGCACGACGTCGCCCTCGCGGAGCTGCGCGCCGAACGGGTAGTCCTCGGTGATGACCGCCAGGCTGCCGATCTCTCGCCGCTTCGGCGTGGCCTCCTGCTCGGCGACCAGCTCGGCCGGCGCGTCCAGCAGGACGTCGTTGTCCTTCAGGAACATCGGGCCGTACTCGTCCAGGTTGTACTGGTCGACGTCCTCGGCCGGCCAGTCGTCGCCGTCGATGTCGGTGAGGATGGCACCGGCCGGCAGCGTGTCAACCGCAGCGACGGTGTGCACGGTGACCTGCTCGTGGATCGGATCGGACAGGTCCAGCTTGGTGAGCTGGGCGGCGGCGACGTACTGCTGGCGGCTGGTGACGAGATCCTCGACCACCACGTCGCCCTCGTGGTCCTTGGGGCAAACCACCTTGGCCTGCACCGCGCCGCCGAAGTAGGTCTCGCCTCCGTGAGCGGTGGTCGCACCGGCCGGCACGAGCGCGATGTCGCCGACCTGGATGTCGGAGAGCACCTCGACGGCCGAGGCGTAGACGCACGTCGCGCTCTCGAAGTCGGTCTCGTCGAGCCGGACGAAGTACAGGTGTCGGGCGTCGTTGAAGCCGAACGTCTCGTCGACGTGCTGCTCGACGGTGCCGACTCGCCCGATGGTCTGCTCCGCGAAGCTTGCCGCGAGCACTCGGACCTTGGTGCCGAGGGGCACGAGGCCCTCCGTGGTGGTCTGGTCGATGATGCTGGTCATGCGTGTTCTCCTCTCCCTCGGTCTTGCACGTTCATCTGGTGTCCAACTTACACGATAGCGCCAACGGTTGTCGACCGCGTTCGCCCTCCCGTGCTGGAGTTGCAGTGCCCGCAGCACGGGCGGATGTTGCCTCTCACGTACTTCCCTCCCTGGCACCCAGGGACGATGCGGTCGATGGTCAGGTTCAGCCACCCCAGGAACTTCTTGCAGCGGTAGCACCGGCACAGCTTCGTGCCGAGCTCGGGGTCGAAGGTCGCGAGCATCCACGCCTTGCGCTGCCGACGAGCGTAGGAAGACCCACGCTGGTTGCCGTTGCTGGTGCCTCGGGTGGCCGGCATCAGTCCTCCTCGCCCAGCGTCATCGCCAGGTGTAGGAGTCCCAGACCGATGGACACGAGGCCGGCAGCGATCACCAGTGCCTTGCGCTCCAAGCTGGAGTGCTCCTCCTTCATCTCAGGCCACCTCCTCCTCGATCTTGTCCTGCCGGTCGTCGAACCCTTGCTGGCTCGCTCGGTTCATCTGGTGCGCCAGGACGAAGCAGTGCCAGGCCACCGCGATGACGTGCTTGCTGCCCGTCTCCTCGTCGATGTCCTCGCCGCCCATCGCAGCGGTCAGGTGCCGGAACGCAGCGCCGAAGGACAGGTGCCACGGGTAGCCCCGTCGCCAGTTGTCCACGCCTCGCTCGTCCGGCTCGTACTTCTCCGCGCCTCGGCCGAAGTGCTCCGCGAGCTCGAACAGCGCGTCGGTCGGGATCATGTCGAAGCGAGCGAGCTTGCTGCCCTTCGCTCCCCCGGTCTCGGCGACCTCGCGGACCTCGGTGTCGTCTCCGCGTGCCATCAGACCCTCAGCCCCACCGGCAGCGTGCCGGTCAGTGCGGCCTCGTAGAAGCCGGTCCAGTAGTCGATGTCCTCGCCGTAGCCGTACCGCTGGGAGTCGTACCACTGGGCTGCACCCATCACCGGGATGCGGATGGCGAGGGCCGTGGCGATCTCCGCTCGGGTGCCCTTGCTCCCCTTCCAGTTGGGCAGGACGGCCAGGCCATCGGCCTCACGGCAGATCCAGTCCAGGTCGTCGCCGAGCACGTCGCGGATGGACACGGCGCTGAAGTCGGTGAGCGTCTCGTTGCCGGTCTTGCCGGCGACGTCGATGCCCAGGTCCAGGTCGTGCTCGGCGGGGCTGAAGACCTCGTAGCCGACCGAGCGCAGCAGGCGAGCGTTCTCCCGGAATGCAGGGTGATTGAACTCCGGGATGCCCGTCATCGGACCGGCCAGGTAGAGCTTGGTCATGCCGCCACCTCCTCTCGATCAACTTGCACCTTCGTACGTGCGGTCTCGGTCTCCAGCATGTCGGCCAGGCCCTCCAGCCCGAGCTTGCGCTCCAGCCGGACGATCTCGCTCGTGTCCACTGCTCGCAGCTCCAGGAGCTTGCGGCGCAGGGCTCGGCGCTCGAACACCGTCATGGCGTCCAGCACGCTGTCGTCGCCGGCCAGCGCACGCCGCACCGCGATGCGGTCGATGCTCGGGTCGTAGGCGTGGCGGTTGAGGACGATGGAGCGGATGCGCGTCCGGGAGAGCCCGGTGTCGCGGACCATCTTCATCTGGCTGTGGCCCTTGTCGAGCCGGCGAAGCACGCACTTGGCTTCACCTCGCTGCACCACCGTGCAGCCGTCGATCTCTCGGTAGAAGAACTCCCCTGCTGACTTCATGCTCATGCTCCTCTCCGTCGTGCGTAGCGACGTTCCAGCCGTCGCTCGCGTGTGATGTCCAGCACGTACGCTCGGTGCGCTCTGCCGTTTGCCCCCATGTACGACTGCCACTCACGCCGGAAGTCCAGGTCGTGTCCCCAGTGGTCGATCAGGTCTAGCTTCAGCTCCTCGTCGCTCTCCATCGGTGCTTCATCGACTCGCTGCGTAGTTGGTGTGCGACTGCAACACCTCTCGCGCTGTCTCCTCGGCGTAGTCCGTGCCGTAGTAGCCCCAGCAGGAGTCGACCTCATCCCAGTCCTCGTACTCCACCTCGCGGAGCGTCACGCCCTCCACGGTCTTGACGGTGGTGTGCTGCACCACTCGACGCTCGATCACCCAGCCGTAGACGTCGCCCTCGACGTACGCCTGCCACTCGGTCAGCTCGGCCTGCGGAACGGGCTGGTCGTCCGGGATGCCCCAGGCGCGAGCCAGTGTGCGGGTCGTGAAGGCGATGTAGCCGTTCTCCCGCCAGGTGCCGAGGTTGAACTCGGCCACGCTGCCCTCGTGGAAGATGCGGACGTACCGCTCAAAGACCTCGATGGCCTCGCGCCAGTAGAAGCGGTGGTTCAGGTAGCGCAGTGTCTCGACGGGATCGAAGCCGGCGTCGTAGAACTTGCCGTACCCCGTGTGCTCGATCCGGGCCGGGTCGGTGCTGTCGGTGTCCAGCCGGATCACCGGGCAGCCGCCATCGTTCTCGGGCTCGCTCGGGCACTCGTCCAGCACCAGCTTGACGCGCAGGTT